CCTTGCCACCTGCGTACTTGCGGAATACACCGCCTTTGATCGAGATGCGTTTGTTGGAACGCGCACCGCCTGCTACGGCAAGTGTGTCTTCATCCAAGCCCTCAACGGGAACCATTGCACCACTGAACATTGTTGCGAGATCTGTACTCATTTGATTTCCTTGTTACTGAATTGACTGATTAATTCGAGGGTTTGCGCACGACAATCGTGAACTCCCTCATCACATTCACTCCGGGCGGCAGTCCATCGTCTTGCCGTTCCTTAATGAATTCTTTGAAGTTGCCCTGATGGATACGTGCTTCCAACAGGTCAACCGCTTCGTTCTCCAACACAAACTTCCTGAAGCTTTCGCCATCTGCAACAGTGAAGCGTTCGTTCAACTTGCGAATCACCGTGCCGTTGTTTGTGCGGATACTTTTGGCATTGCTCTCATTGCAGGTCACCATGAAGTTTTGCTCAAGGACTTTCATCTCATCCTCCAGCGCCCTGTCTTGGACTTCCCACTCAGCCTTCATCTTCTCACGGGCTGAACGAATTGTCAAGTATACCTTGACCAATTCATCTAATTTTGTGTCTTCAATTTCTTCGACTGCGCTCATATCCCCATCTCCTGTTTGTAAAGATCGACCAGCTTCTCGTGCGAATCTACCTTGCCTTGGAGCATCTGGTACACCCTGCGCTCAACCTCCGCGCCTTGGAGATGCACCACCGTCATACTGTTGACCTGCCCGACTCGGTCAATACGAGCAATACACTGTATGTACGTTTCCACGCTCATGACAGGCGACCAAAATACCACCGTGTCAGCGGCGGTCAGCGTCACCCCATGCGAGGCCGCTTGTGGCTGGATAACCAGCACCTTTGGGTTCTTCTCGGTTTGAAACCGATTGATGATGTCGCCGCGCATCCTTGCACTGACGCTTCCTTCTATGATTTCATTTACCACTCCTTGTTGATTTAAAAACCGCGCTACCAATTGAATGGTGTGGCTGTACGGCACAAACACAATGACCTTGTTATCGGTCTCCTCCAGCACCTCCATCAAGGCGTTGAGCCTTGGAGATACATCAAACTCAATGACTTCCTTGTCGTCGGTATAGACCGCGCCACCAGCAATCTGCAACAGCTTGGTGAGCTTGGCTGCCGCATTGACTGCGCTGACTGTTTCTCCTGCTGCCTCAATGAGCAGTTGGTTCTTCAGCCAGTTGTAGTATTTCGTCACCTGCGGTGTCAGCGGAATTTCTCTCGTTTGATACACCACCTCTGGCAAGTCGGTACATTCAGACTTCTTGAATCTGATTGCAGGTTGCAAGGCGTTGAACACATCGGTCTGCGCAGAAGGTTTGGGAACCCACTTGAACCGCGTGATCGGATACATCACCTTGTCACGCCATGATGTCATGTACTTGGGTACTCCTGCTGGGTTGACCAGCTTTGCCAAGCCAAACGCATCCAGTGGAGACTGAGAGGCAGGCGTGCCTGTCATCATCCAAAGACGGGTTGAGGGAAGGATCAGTTTTGCCAAAATTTTCCAGCGTTTTGTTGTTACCGTTTTATATGCGTTTGCTTCGTCAATCACAATTAGGTCAAACCCTGCTTTACTTATTTCTTCGGAGACTGTCCCCACTCCGTCGAAATTGATGATGACGAATTCATACTCTCCGTTGATGACTTTTTTGCGTTTGTTTGTGTCGCCATACGCCACGCCAACGGTGCGGTGCATCGCTGTCTTAAAGATGTCAGCCTGCCATGCGGAGTACATGATTGAGAGTGGGCAGATGACCAGCACCCGCTTGACCAGCTTCTCTTTCATCAGGTAGTCTGCCGCCCAGATGACTGACGATGTCTTGCCTGTGCCTGCTTCATTGAAACAGAACGCGCGCTGTCTTAGGGCAAGGTATGAGGCAGTGGTTTTCTGGTGGACGAACGGCGTATACATTCCGGGCCAGTCATACTCATGGGGCATGGGGGAAGGCGCTTCCCCGTAAAGCTTCATGAGATGTTGCATCTCTTTGATGCCAAGATACACCAGCACTTCGACAAACTTGCCGTCGTCACTTAGTACCTCGCACCTTTCAATGTGCCCGACCAAGTAATTAAGTTGGTGTGACGGTACTTTCAAATGTACCGCTGTGTTGTCAATGACTTGCATACTATCCTTTACTGAATGAAACTTTGACCCCTTACGGGGGTCAGTCGGTCAAGCCCGTCGTGCGAAAGGAGAGGGGAACTCGAAAACACCGCCTGACTGACATGGTTAATGGGGGGCCAAAATCGTAGAAAAAAACCCCCGCCGCCGCTCACTCATGCCTTACAGCAACGGCTATTACTTCATTGCGCCACTGGACTTCCTCGCAAACGATCTGTTTTTGCTGGGTGACTCAAGTCGGACTCCGTCTTTGTTTGATCCACCTTTAGATAAAGCCTTGACGTGTGCAACATCTTTTCCACTGCGGTCAACACCTTTGGCGTCGAGCTTTCGTCTTGCGCGTTGGCGCTCCATTCTGTTGTCATGTTCTCCACGATCTTTCTGTTGTTCATATTCTTTTTTGTAGGGGCGGGGTTTGTTTACGTATGGCATGGTCAGCGTCCTTTATGAAAGTCACACGTCGTCACGGGACACCAGCCGCACAGCGGTGTCGGGTTTGGATTCCAGACGTTATTTTCGTATGAAGCATCCATCCGTGCAAGGTCAACCTTGAACGCATCCCACAGCGCAGGAATCTGGTCGCGGGTATATTCCTCGGTGGTGAACCCGTCGTGCATCACAAACAGCAGACCAGCCTTGATCCGCATGACTTCGGGAAACTTGGCAAAGGTCATCAGCGCCATCAGCTTTAACTGTTTTGTGTCAGGGTACTTGCTACTGCCTGTTTTGTAGTCAAGGATGTGGGCAAGGTCGCCATCAAGGATGAGCAAGTCTACGATACCGCGCACCCAGTATCCCTTGTTGTAATCACAGGCGTTGCCATCTCTGTCCAGAGCCATCTTCAGTTCTGGATGCTTCTCGCCATCAATTTCCAACAGCGTGTCCATCAGCGCCTTGAACCGTTCGTAGTTCTTGGCAAGGGGAGCGCCATCCTTGGTGTAGTTCTCAAGCGCCTTGTGTACCTCGTTGCCATAGGTCATCTGCGGTGTGGGCTTCACAAAGAAGTTTTTCAGCACCTTGACTTCTTGGTACTGCTTGGGGCAGTTGACATACTGCTTGAACGATGAGAACGACCATGTGTAGCTCATTTATCTTCCTCTGCGTGTTCAAACAGGCGTTGTTTCAATCTTTCGATTCTTCGTTCGTTGTACTGGATTGCTGCATTTGCATACTCAGCCGCAGTCTCCGCTTCCAACTTGCGTAGGTGTGCTTCGTGCAACTCTTTGGCAATGACCTCATGTATGGTTCTTGCTCGCATTACATCTTTGATGTACTTGATTGTTGATTCTCTAAAGCTCATCGCTTCATTCCCCTGATATAGATTCCAAACGAACTGATGGTGTCCTGACCAAAGCCTTTCATACGCTCAATTGCCATCGCCACTTCTTCAATGACATCATTCCGCAATTCGTCGTAGAACTCTTGTTGTGTTTTGGCTTTTAAGTTGGCAACCTCGTTCTCCAGTCGGTCTAGCTGTTGCTTGACTAGCTCTTGCCTGACCTTGCTCATGCGTTCAATCTCGTTGAACGCTTCGTCTTCATCTGGTGTTGTTGGTTCTATCATAAGTATTTTTTCCCTTGACATATTTTAACACTCGCCGTAGCTGTATCCCCACTTCGCCTCACAAGCCACGGGTAAACCCCTAGCCCATTCAGGTGGCACGGACATGCACTCGATCACGTACTTCATCGCTTCGTCCTTCTCCGCCTCGGGGACGACGACCACAGCCGCATCATGGACGGTCAGGGCAACACGATACCGCTTCTGGATCTCCAACATCTGCTCGCCCACGACAATCCTTGCCAACGCTTGAACTACGTTTTCAACCAGCGACCCGCCCCACAAGGAAACAGGCCCTTTACGCGACTTGTATACGTATTGGCTTTTAGATTCTTCAGTGTTGAGGTGAAGCTCAGGATAGCGGATCATCAAACCATTGGGCAGTTTGATGCCTTCGGAATGCACTTCCAAGCATCTGTTCTTGCCGTAGTAGTACGGCTTCTTGCCTTCAGCCCAATCAACCAAAGTCTTGATTACTTTGTCGCCTTCCTTCCAAAGCGCGATCACCTTGTCGTTAAGCTCTCGGTATGTATCAACATATTCTTGCGCTTGTTCCAGTGTGACAATTGCCCCGGGGGGACTTGTCTTGAGCGTGTGCTGAAGTTTTAACGCGCCAGTCCCGTAGCCTAGACCCAAAATACAGGTTTTGCCAACGAACCGTTCCACAGGATCTGCCTTTGAGATCGCACGACCATATATCTTGGTAGCAAAAATGGAGTAGACGTCGTCTCCATTGGCGAATTGTTTGGTGACATCTTCTTGTCCCGCAAGCCATACGAGGATGCGAGCCTCAATCTGGGACGAGTCGCAGTTGATGACAACGTAGTCGTCAGGCGGGATAACTGCGTTTTTGAGGGTTTTCTTTTTCTTATCTCGACTTGGCAGATTCTGGAAATTGACCTTATCAGAGCCAGCCCATCTGCCTGTGTGAGCGCCATAATATTTGAGAGGAATAGGGAGTCGCCCCCGATTACGCTTGCCCGTGTCGATGAAGCGTTGAATGCGGGATTCTTCGAGGGTGGACATTGTGCCGAGCCTGACCGAGCAGAGTTGTTGAATGAATTCATTCTCGTGGTCAACCAACGCCAAAAAACCTTCATCATTTTTAGCCAACGCATAAGTCATTTCCCCCTTTGATTGTTTGCCTTTACTTTCTTTCATGGGTACTTCAACGCCATGTTCAGTTAACAACGCAGCGAACTGCTTGCCGCTTGCCAGCTTCTTGCGGACAGCTTCCTCATCCTTACAGTGGAGTCGTTCCATCAATGTTTGAAGCAACGCCATCTTTTCTTCTTTGAGTTCAACGAGACGGTCTTGAAGCAACGCATCGTCCACATGAAACACAGGTTCGACAAACATCTTCAACGTCATGTCGATCAAATCCAATTCGTTTTGTGGAAACGCGCTCACGAGAATATTGAAAAGCTTGAGGGTGAGATCGACGTCGTTCATGCAATACTCACCATATCGCTGAAGTTCTTCTTCGCTGAAGTCAAGGCGTTTCTTACCTTCGGCGTGTATCACCTCGTCGCCTTTCTCACCAATCCCATACCGCAGAGCCAACGCCTTGAGCGAGCCACCTGCATCTACGCCATGAATCGCCCGAGCCATGCACAGCGTATCGAATAGGTAGGTAGGATGGCAATCAAAGTGCCACGCAAGAACACAAGCATCGAACAACGTGTTATGACACAGCAGGGCCGAGTCATTCCAGTCGATCTTCTTCAAATGTTCTTTTATCTCAGCGTGCGTTCCTGAGAACCATGTGGTCGGTTGATCGTCGACCTTCACGCCCACGCCAATCACCTCAAAGCGACGATCTCGAACATACTCCTCAGTGGTCTGGGTTTTGAAGCCCAGCCCCTTCGCGTAATAGGTTTCAAAATCAAGTGTGACAAAACTCATTTAGCTCCCCGCTTTTGTTTTTGTTCTGTAAGGTACTTGCGTAACCATACAGCCCCGCCAAGCTTGCGCCATTCTTTGAACAACTCTTGCGTCAGACGAGCGCCCACGATCTTGGGGTTGCTGGTCAGTTCACTTTTTGGTCTTGGCATGGATGCTGTTCCCCTGCGGATTTGGTCGTGAAAATTAAATGGCATCGGGTGCATCGGTAGAGCATCCCTTCTTCGACGATAACCTTGCCACGCCCACGCAACTTACCCCAGAATGTTCGTATCAATTCCAACATCACCGCCCTCCCAATGTCTTAGCAATGCCGCCCCAAAAGCCCTCGCCCATACTGCTATAACCAGTAGGCTGTCCCTCGGCTTTGATCTGCGCTTGACCAAACCCACCGCTTAAGCCAACAAGCCCAGTACCAATATTGGTAGTGATCGTGCCGTTTTGTTGTAGTGGTTGTATTTGTCCTTGCATTGCCATCCTCGGGTCAGTCCAGTGTGGCTGTCCTTGTTGTTTGATAATATACGGACTCGTCTCTTGTTTCACTTCCTCGCCTGCAAGACGCTTCATGACTCGCTCGTTAAAGTCATCACGGTAGAACTCTTTGCGGGCATCATCAAGTGCCTGTCGCTCGTCCTTGTCCGCAATACGCCAAGCGTAGTCAAGTAAGTCACTCCATTTCCCGCCAAACATTTCTCCCTCGTATGGCACAGTACCTTCTGCCTTGAGGAACTCCTCGGGGTTGGTCTTCATTCGCGCAAGCAAAATTTCTAATCCTGTCAACATCATCCCTCTCCTTAAATAACTGGCATCAAATAACATTTTCAATAGATACAAAAAAAGGCATGGCGAACCATGCCTAACGAATCAAGCCTGTGCTTTGTTGATCTCTCTGTTGAGATACCACTGAGCCTTCTGTAAGTCTTGTAGCTTGTTGCCCTTGTGATCTGATCGTGTGATGTACTTCACCACATTGCCAAGGTTATAGCCAAGACTCTTTGCCTCGATAAAGTCGATCGTCTCGATACCACCCACCTTGTAATGCTCAGGATGATTCACTGGGTCTGCCTTTGGTTCTTCCATCACGATGGGATAATGTGTCTCGACGATGTTTGGAGCTTTATTTAACGACCCAGCTATGGCTGGCTCGCTACTTAGCATCCTTTCTCTGCCTTTGAATGTGCCATCTTTTAATCTGATGATTCCCAACTGCTTGCGCTGAATGTTTAGCATCACATGGGCTTGTTGCATGGTGCAGTCAAGCATCTCCACCACCATGCCTGCTTTGGCGTTGGGATTCTTGCGTAAGAGATTTCTTACCCGAGCCGCTTTGTTTATCTTCTTCGCTTTCATTTGTCTTCTCCTTTTTTGGTTCGACGTTTCACTGACACGATTCCAACCCCATGTTGGTCTCGCGCTTCTTGCATTTCATCGGCATAGAGATATGCCTTCATTGGTATATCGTGTGGTGCTTCTCCTTTCATGATTAAACCTATCATTGCAAATCCTGCGTGTAGATCACGCAAATTACTTCTATCTTGTTCATCCATCTAAATACTCCTTGGTATGGCTGACGCTAACCACCAGCCCAGTACGACCAGACCAGTACACACGATCGCCAACATATTCATGGCAAAGACTGTCCACCAAAATACTTTCATGCGTTCTCCTTTGCCCATATCTCAAAGAAATGAATGTTGGCGGCATGAACAACAAAGGTAATTCCGCCTGCGAATTCAATCTCTTGAAGTTGTCTTTGTTGTAGGGCAGTGACCTTGCTGTTGTCATGCGCTTTTGTTTCGATCGCAACAAACTTTCCCTTCACGCAACACAAAAAGTCAGGCACGCCTACACTGCCATACCCCGCCCCATGTGGCATCGCATAGTAGATATTGTGTTCTTTAAGAATCTTCTTGATCTTGTCCTTGACTCTGCCCTCGGGTGTACTAGCCATTGTTCTCTCCTCTCATTGCCATCAGTGTCGGGAGTGTCAGCACCATGCAGTAGTACGACTCGGACGCTCGCCAACCTATCTCATCAAGTTCTTCTGACTGATTGTTTTGGTAGAGCATCAAATGGGTGACGCCAACATCAGGTAAGACCGTGTGCTCGCTTGCAAGAATCATTGCCAACTTGGTCTTCAACTCATCTGGCAATGTGTTCTTGTCATAGCGTCTGTAATACCCATCGGATACATAGACAATGAAATGATCTTCTATGCGACG